TTGACACCAAGGCCAGTATGAAGCTGCGTAGCTTGAATTAATGTTAGATGCTTGGTTAGTAGTGCTAGTTATAGTAGATCCATATTTTGAAAGATCAACTACAGCAATTGCATCACCTCTGTTTTGGGTATTAGATATTAATGTGTTTAATACGCCAGTATGTGCTGATACACCGTGGATCAATCCAGGAACGGTGATTACGTTGTATTGGTATTCATCGTTGTTAGTTAACAAACTAAACACATCACTATAATCTTCGGCTCTTAATCCTTGAGTATTAGTATCAATTTTTTCATTAAATAAAGCTTGTTCACCTGTGTTCCATAAATCTCCAGTTGCGGTTCCAAATGAACCACTTGCTACAACTGGGATGGATTGTTTAAATTCATCACTAGCAGCATTACCTACATTATTAAAGAAATTAGGAGTTGGGGATAATACCTCATCTACAAAAACATAATTACTCTTATTGGCATATGAACCCGTTACTTCAAGATACTTGTTTCCGTCAGCGTCTGAAACGAGGGTTTGTTTCATATCGCCTATTACTTTAGCAATATAGTTGTCTTGGAATGGATCAAGTGATACACCTGCGTATGTTTCTAATACAATTTTATCATTAGTTAAGTCATTACCTTGTCTAACTAGGAGATTAAATGTACCTGATCCTGTGTCTGCAAATGAGATTTCCCATCTAACATTATCATCAGTACCTGTTGATAATTGACCATCACTTCCTAAAGTACCATCACTATTCATAATAGTACCTTCAGAAATAGTTTTTAATCTAAAAGAAGTGCTACTAGCAGGAGAACTTACAATATCATCTGCAACTAATACAATTGTTGCTGCAGATGAACCTCCACCTAAAGCTCCCCCTGCTATCGTTAATGAATCTGCGACTACATATCCAGTACCTGCAGTTGTTATTGTAATGCTTGTAATGGTGCTTCCAGAGACTACAACTGTAGCTGCAGCGCTTGTACCTGAACCACCTGTTAAAGCAACCGAAGTATAAGTTTCATCAACACAATCCGTTGGGTTAACAGTAATGCTAGCAAGTAAAGCATCTGTTGCGGTTGATAAAGTACCTGTTGGAAGTTGTCCGTTCTCAATAGAAGCAGTAGCAGGTGTAAATGAACCTGTTGTAACTCGAGTTACTAATAAAGTATTACCACCATTTTGGAAGTAATTATATGCTGAATTGCCCGTTAGGTAAGAATAAACTCGACCTCCACTTACAAAAGTAGAACCAAATTTATTCACATATTCACTATAGGAAGTGACTAAAGTAGGGATTTCAACAGGACCTTTAACAGCAGGGCCTACGATTGCGGCTCCTACTTCTACAGGTTGTTGGGTTATGAATGACTGGTCGTTTTCTCTTGTAAATACTCCAGGTGATACTATTTGTTCTGCCATTTTGATATATTGTTAAAATATTTTATTCCGTTTTTGTAAACGTTCCCGATTCTAAATCAACCGTTCCGTTTCCATATTTTTGTGTTAGTTCTTGTCCAGTTTTTGTTTCTTCTTTTTGCAACTCACCCATAGTTTCCACTAATTGGTCTTTTTGTAACTCCAACAACTGTACTTGGTATTCTATTTGACCAAATTGGCCAATAAGAGCCTGTTGTTGGTTTTGTAACTGTTTGATAGAATCTAATTCTTCTTGGGATAACTTAATTTGTTCACTCATTTTTAATAAATATTTAAATTTTGGGTTGTAACTATTTGCTATAAATATCAACTTTTTTCTAAAAAAACATTAGATGAAAATATTTGTGTCAGTATTTTGAGGATTTCGAGTATCAATAGGTTTATTTATCTGAGCTTCGTTAAGATCATTTAAATTAGCTGTGGTTTCTTGTTGGATAACAACCTGAGAATAGCTAAAGCGTTTCTTATCTACTGTAAGATCCTTTTGTGGGATATCTGGTATAATGTATCCTTTTAAGTTTATATCAAATGATGCTCTAACAGTACGTTCTTTACCAGCACTAACTTCGGTTATAGTAGTAAATGAATCTATATCTGCTTTAAATTTAAATCTTTCAGGATTTCCCCAATATGAGTTAGCAGCATAATTCATAGCTTCAACAATTTTATTTAATTGTTCTACATAATAAGTATAAGCTATACAACTATAAGTAATGTTTACATAGTTAGGTACTACTACAGTGTTAAATTCTTTAACAGGAACCCTATTATTTAAAATGTTAAATTTATCGTAAGCGTTCTGTCTATTATATGAAGTTTGAGTATAAGCTACATTAACAGGATGGTTAGCATCTAATTTATTATATAAACCCTTTATAGGAGTTAAAGTATTACGCTTAAACATAATGACAGGAGACATAAGTTTACCTCTTTGGTCTCTCATATACCCATCACGTTGTACTGTTTTCCATCTTTCAGGTGAACCATAAACAAGAGGAACTTCTATACGCTGTCCATTTTGGACTACAAAAGGTTTGATAACATTTACAAAATAGTACATTATAGACTCATCTATATCTTTAATGCCTACTGAAAATGGTTTTGAAGTATCATCCCTAAGAGAGTTTTTATTTCCCCTGTTAAGTTCCTGTGATTGATTTGGATTACCTCTTGTTGTATCAAAAGGTTCAATTAACCCATTAGCAATTTCTGCTTGAGTTTTTGGTGTTGGTATTCTTCCTTTAGTAGCCATTATAATCTTACTCTTTTAATACCCGGTTTATCTCCAGGAACATAATGTGTTTCACAGATTATAGAGAAATTAGATCCAAATATTTCTAATCCTGGGTTGAGTGGGTTAACGTTATAAGGGAAATCTGGATCCTTACCTACAACAAATTGGTTAGCATTAGTATTATTTATTTCATAATACCCTCCATAATATAAAATTATATCTCCTACTTCAGGTACTACACTAGCATCCTGTAAATCTTCACGTAAAAATTTGAAAGTAATAGGCCATTCAAAATCAGGAAGACCCATATCATCAATTGGGTTAGTTTGATTTTGTCTTTCAATTAAGCAATTAAATAATGTAGGACCATCATAATACTTATCTTCAGCAGATTCACCATAAATGTTTATAGTAGTTTGATCTAGTCTGTATTTGTAGAATGCACACTCTTGGGTAACAATGTCACCCAACAACTCTCTATTAACAGTTGTAAATAAATTTATATCTCTTTGTCTTCCGAAAAATGCCATTAGCCTATAAAGATTGTCCAAGGTGCTGCACTAAGATCTTTCTGTATAAACTCGGCATTTGCTGCTTTCTTTTCTAATAACCTATTTCTTGATGTTTCTTCTAAGTATGCTCTTAATCTTTCAATTAAAGCAACTTTACCCTCATTAGCAGATGCTATTAAATCTGATTGGTTAAGAGTAACTTCAGCTCCTGGGATTGGTACTGTTGTGTATTTTCCTCTTACATATCCTAGCATTTCTTTAGATAAAGCTAAAGTATACTCAAATATCCATTGTCGTCCAATAGAATTAATATATGAATAAGTAGGGTTAGTATAAGGAACAGTTGAAATATCTGTTACTACACCTACTCCCATACTGCCTGATACTACGGGGTCATTTCTGTCTGACTTTAAGATATATTTGAAGAATAGTTTGTCTCCAGTTTTAGTAGGGATTGGGAATATTCTTAATTGATTATTTATTAATTCAAAGCTAAAATTAGATTTTCTGATAGTATCATTAAATTCAATAGCTTGAAGAATTTGTAAATCATAATTGATAGGCATCATCATAAAATTAATACCCGGAGAAAAACCTCCAAATCCAAATTGGTCTAATAATCCTCCCACATCTGAACTTCCTACACCTGCGTAGGGGTCAAAATATCTTGTAATTGCAGGGGTAGATTCATAAAATACTTGTTTAATTTCTAAATCTCCTGCTTCTATACCTGAGCCTGTAGCCCATGCTGTCATATCATATTCTTGTTGGCCTTTAGTTAGAGGTAAACTGCCTTCTTTCCAACTTACAGTTCCACCAACACCTGCTTCTTCACCATATTGTTCGGATAAACGAACAACTCCTGCTAAATTAGGTTGTTGTAGTTTATAATTTAAAAGTGAACCTGTTGATGACCCCTCCAGTGAAAGGTAATTTTCACTCGCTTGAAACGCATATACTTCATTACCATAAGTG